CCATCGGGGTTGGTCTCACGGCAAAGCAGATGAAGCGGAAGAAACCGCTGAGTTCTGAGTATTTGGTGGACATTGACCCACTTACAGAAAATCAACAAAAACTTTTTGATTCGTATAAGGAGGGAAAGCACTTAGTTGCCTATGGTTGTGCTGGAACGGGTAAGACTTTTATTACCCTCTATAATGCTCTCAGAGATGTTTTGAACGAGTATACACCTTATGAGCGTATCTACCTTGTAAGGTCTCTTGTGGCAACCAGAGAGATTGGTTTCCTTCCTGGTTCGCACGAAGATAAGGCAGACATCTATCAAATCCCATATAAGAATATGGTGAAGTATATGTTCCAGATGCCTAGTGATGCAGATTTTGAGATGCTCTATGGTAATCTTAAATCGCAGGAAACTATCAAGTTCTGGTCTACTTCATTCCTTCGTGGCACCACTCTTGATAATGCTATTGTAATTGTTGACGAATTCCAGAATCTCAACTTCCACGAACTTGATAGTATCATTACTCGTGTTGGTGAGAATACCAAGATTTGTTTCTGTGGTGATGCCGTTCAGTCAGACCTACAGAAAACAAATGAGCGTAATGGCATCGTGGACTTTATGAATGTCCTGCGTAAAATGCCATCTTTTGATATGATTGAGTTTGGAGTTGATGATATTGTCCGTTCTGGACTTGTGAAGGAGTATATTTTGGCAAAGATGGAATCCGGCTTCTAAATTATAAATACTTGAAAAAGTAATTATAATATGAGTACTCTAAGAGTAAATAGAATTCAGGCAATAGATGAAAGTGTTTTAAGTTTTGATACTGGAGACATAAATTCTTCGGGTATTGTAACCGCCACCGCATTTGTTGGTGTTGGATCAGATATAACTGGACTGACTGGTTCTAATATTGAGTATGGAACCATTAGTGATGCTAGACTTCCAGATTTAATCACATCAAATATCAATATATCCAGTGGCATTTCTACTTTTAATGATATTAAAGTAGGTTCAGCAGTAACAATTGGTTCTTCTGGTATTATTACCGCAACATCATTTTATGGTACTGGATCAAATTTAACAGGTCTTACCTTAAGTTCAAAATCATCTTCATATACTCTTGTCGCAACTGATGTTGGATCATTAATATCGATAACGACAGGTGGAGTAACTGTTCCGTCCGGCGTATTTTCTGCCGGACAATCAATAGTGGTATACAACAATTCTGGATCGTCTCAGACTATTATACAAGGGGCATCTGCAACTCTTAGACTTGCTGGAACTGCTGATACTGGAAATAGAACATTAGAACAGAGAGGATTATCAACTATTTTATGCGTAGCATCGAATGAGTTTATAATAACAGGATCTGGACTGCTATGAGTCTTACAAGCTTAATAACTTCTTCTAGTAGTCTTGTCTATCACATTACATCAAACCAAGAGAATTTAAATCTACAAACTCTTTTTGGTACTAGTAAATATCAGGCAAAAATTGATAAACGAATTATAATTGCTAGTGGAGTTACCCTAGGAGCGACAACTACTGGAAATTATGCTTTAAATATGCCATCAGGATTTGGTGGTAGATTAATTCTCGTCAATGAAGGATCTATATTGGGTGCTGGCGGCGCAGCTAATAGTGGAACAGGTGGAAATTGTATCAATGCTGGTGCTTCTAATATTTACATAGACAATCGCGGCACCATTTCTTCTGGTGGTGGAGGTGGTGGTCGAGGTGGTACTGGAGGACAAGGAAGTTTTACAACAACATACGATTGTTCATATGCTGCTTCTATATGTACATGTCCTGTATGTTGTGGATATCCTTGTACAAACAGCGCACCCTGTTCTGGAGGATATGTAAGCGGATCTGGTTGTGCTGAGGGAGGAAATCGTTGGGTTTGTCCACGAACCTGTTCTACTACCAATTATACCTCAGGTGGTGCTGGTGGAAATGGTGGAAGAGGTCAAGGTTATGATGCCGGCGCTGCTAGTGGTTCTGCTGGTGCTACTGGAGGAACAAATGCGGGAACTGGTGGAACCGGAGGAACTGGTGGTTCCTATGGATCTAGTGGAAATAATGGAAATGCCGGTGCAAATGGAAATTATACAAATGGATCTGCAGGATCTTCTGGAGGACTTGCAGGTTTTTATATTGTCAATAATGGCAATGTCAACTGGGTTGCAAATGGGACAAGAAATGGTAGAATAGGATAAATAATAAAAAAACTCCCAAATGAAATATACAATTTTAGAAATTAAACCTGGTATACTGACCGTTGAATTTGAAGACAGATCTTGGGCTAATGTTGTTATACCACCAAACGCATCATTAGAAGACATTGATGATGCTGTATCAGAGTATGATCCAGATTTTCGCGCACCTTTGGAGAGTATTACACCTTCTGGCGTAAACGTTGGTGAAGAAAGAACATCAACGAAAAAGGTAAAGGAAGAAGTTGAGGAAGAACAACCAGTATCGAATACATTTTCTCCATCTATGCCATTGATTTCTTTTGGTATGCATAGTGGTGGTGATGTTATGGCAATGGCAGAATATTTTGCATCTAAAGGTGATAATTCTCTAAAAGAATATGTAATGACAAGAGTAGAAAATTACATAAACGAAAATAATCTAACAGTAGATAGTATAAAAGAAAATATTCAATCAAACGATTCTAATGATAATATTGTTGCTCAAGCTGAAGCAGAGTTGAATGCAGATGGATGATAAGGATAGGGAAGCAGTTGATAGGATGAAAATTTGTTTACAATGTGAACACTTTTTTAAACCAACGAGACAATGTAAAAAGTGTGGTTGTTTCATGCCTGTTAAGGTCAGACTTAAGGGTGCATCCTGTCCAGTTAAGAAGTGGTGAGTAAATAAATATCTAAAAAATATTACTTCTATGAGTAAGATAATAGTCGATAGTATTGAACCACGTCCTGGTATTAACACTATTACCATAAATGCTGTTAATATAGATAGTTCTTCTTCTTTTGTCGTAACAGGAATTATAACGGCAACAGGATTTAGTGGATCGTTAAATGCATCTCAGTTAAGTTCTGGTACAGTACCTAATGCTAGATTCCCTGCTACTCTACCAGCAGCATCTGGTGCCAACTTAACCTCACTCAATGCTTCTAATCTTGGTTCTGGTACTATTCCTGATGCTAGATTCCCATCAGCACTTCCTGCGATTGATGGTAGTAACTTAACTGGCATTGATAGTGGTGACCTTCTCCAAGTAGTTCATTATGATTTTAGTGCAACTACTACTGGCACAATTGGTGTGGGAACAATTACTCCAACATCTTCATCAAATAAAGTATTAGTTCTTCTAGCTTGTAGTATGTATGGATGGAGGGCAAGTAACAGAGGTACAACAGTAAGACTAGCACTTGAAAGACCAGATACTAATCAAATTTATAATATTCAGGAAGCATGGGACCAGAACGGTGCGACTGACACATCCAACTGGCACCAGTTCAGTGTTGCTGGTCACTACCTAGATAGTCCAGGATCGACAAGTGCTCAAACTTATTATTGTAAGTTTACTGCCAGTCACACTGGCAGTGCTAATTCAACAATGATGACACTTATAGAAGTAAAAGGAGTATAAACTAATGGCATTTCCATCGGAGTTATTGGAAAGATTTGTCTTCATGGAAGCGATGACATATCACTTCAGTTCACCTGCCGAAGATACTTATGATCTTCGTAAAGGAACCACATATGATGATGTTATTTGGCATATAGAAAATCCTCCAACTGAGCAAGAATTCAATGCCAAAATAGAAGAGTACAAAGAATACCGAAGATTAAATATTGAATACAAGGAAAACCGAGTTGAAGAATATCCATCTTTAAGAGAATTTGCAGATGCTTACTATTGGGAAAAGATGGGCGACTCTACAAAGATGGATGAATGGGTTGCTAATTGTACTGCTATAAAGACTAAATATCCAAAACCATAAGTTATTGTTTGAATTTTTTGTTATGTTAAAAACATTATTTCCTACCAACATTGGTATCTATAGAAATGAAAAACATTTTCTAGATAAACCAAAGTTATTGAGTTTCGCAAACATTGATAATAGTGGAAAGAATGAATTGTCAGATCTCTTAAATCATTATGGACAAGAAAGCAAGAATAAAGGTCTAGATTTAAAAAAAGTAAATAAATTTAAAGAATGGGTTTGTTCTTGTGTGAAAGATTATGTTCAAACAGGAATGGGACTAAATGTTGATAGTGATATTATTCCAATCAATTCGTGGTTGAATGTATGTGGATCAGGAGGAAAGCAATTTCCACATAGTCATTCAAATAGTCTATGTTGTGCTACTTATTATGTAAACTTTATTCCAAATCTTCATTCAAATTTATTCTTTTTAAAGACTCAACATGAAGCACATAATCCTTATCTAGAGTTTATACCAAACCATCACTATAAAGTTAGGGAAGAAATAAACATAGAAGAGGGAATGTTAGTTGTTTGGCCAGGACATATGATCCATGGATATAATTCCTGTATACATGGTGATAGAGTTAGTTTGTCTATGAACTTCATGCCAGAAGTTGTTATGGGATCAACTTATGGATTTAAGGTTTCTTCTATAGACTAATATAGCATGAAAATAGTTATTGTTGGAGGAGGAACTGCAGGATGGACAACAGCATTATTACTCTCCTCACTGAAAGGTAGAGACTATGATATCACATTAATTGCTGATGAGGATATTGGTATAATTGGTGTTGGTGAAAGCACCACAGTTGCCATCACAGATCTAATAGATAAGTGTTGTGGTGATTGGTCTGACTTCTGGCACAAGACTGGAAGTATGCCGAAACTTGTTAAGAAGTTTGTGAACTGGGATGGAAAGGGAACAGAGTTCTATTGCCCCATTGATGGTTCAGTAACACAGTCTTTAGATATAGATCACTTCAGTTATTATCTACTCAAAGAAGGAAAGGATACTTCTCTCTCGGCAAAGTGTAGAATACTTCATGAGAACAGAAAGATTGATTTTGGTCTTGATGGTGAGATGAGAAGACCTCTACCCGCTCTTCATATGGATACTCATCTTACCGTTGAGTATTTGAAAGAGAAGTGCCTGGAGAAAGGTGTACGATATATTTGCGGAACTGTAGAAAAGATTTTTAGAAGAGAAGATAATAAGGTAAAAGGTGCCTTAGTTAATACAGAGCACAACTATGAGTCTGTGTATGGTGACTTTTGGTTTGATGCTTCTGGGCAGAAACGAATATTATCAAATGATGTTCCATTTGTTTCATTTAAAAAATATCTACCAGTAAATAGAGCAATCTCCACGGTCATAGAAAGGAGGGGAGATTACGTTGCCGAGACAACCTCAACTGCATTATCTGCTGGATGGGCTTGGGACATACCAACAGCAACAAGAAGCGGTGTTGGATATGTGTATTGTAGTGATTATATAAGTGATGAAGAAGCAGTAGAAGAATTCAACAAACACTTTGGAACAGAAATAGAAACGTTCAAGCATCATTCTTTTGAAAGTGGAATGCTTCAAACCGTATGGAATGATAATGTTTTGTCTATAGGATTGTGTTCTGGATTTTTAGAACCACTACAAGCAACCAGTATTCATACAACCATTGTTGAAACTTCTTTGTTTGCTACTAAGTATTTAAGAGAAACTATAGAAGAAACTTGCCAAGAAAGTGAGATGAAAGAGTTTAACACTTTCATGAATAAAATTATGATTGACTTTAGAGATCTTGTTAATCTTAATTATTCTGGTGGTGGTCCTGATACAGAATTTTGGAAGAATATACAACTCACTGATAGATCAAAGAGTATTATTAAGTCTTCTAGCAGTAGAGTATTACTTAAAAAAGACTTTGATATTTACTATGGTTCTGCTGGTATTGGGATATGGATGACTATTTTGATGGGTTTGAATCATGTTCCTCTATCTGTTATCGATGAACTGGAGAAACGTGATCCAAATTGGTATTCATCAATCAAGGAGCAGTATTCAAAATTTGATCAATACATGAAATCGCATCTAAAAAATTGTCTGGATAATATATAAATATTCAAACTTGTATTAGGTATTGGTTTATAAATATTTGAAAAAAGAGTTTGTAATATGAGTAAACTCATCGTAAATAGCATTGAACCTCAGGTGGGGTTTACAAGTGTTACATTTACCACAGAAATAAATACAACCTCCGTTAATGTAACTGGAATATCCACTTTTTCCGATATTAATGTTAAAGGGGCAATATATGACAGCACTGGTTCTGTAGGACAGGCAAATCAGGTTTTAGTATCAAATGCTGGTGCTGGTGTAACCTGGTCTCAGGTTGATAGTATTCCAACTGGTGTCATTGTAATGTGGTCTGGATCCATTGCAACTATTCCAAGTGGTTGGGCACTTTGTAATGGAACTAATGGAACTCCTGATTTAAGAAACAGGTTTATTGTTGGTGCTGGAAACAACTATGCTGTTGATAATTCTGGTGGTAGTGCTGATGCTATAGTTGTATCACACACTCATAGCCTTACAATAGATTCAGTAGGTGATCACAGCCACTCCTACAGTGGTGGTGATCGTCAAACATTTAGTGGTGGTGGTGTATCGCAACCCGTTTCCCAAGGCGGCAACACCACTGGCAGTGCTGGTGCTCACACCCACACAGGAACTGCCTCTGCAACTGGTTCATCTGGAACTAATGCGAACTTACCTCCATATTATGCACTTGCATACATTATGAAGACTTGATATAATATTTTATATTATGAATGTATTGATTATTTGACTTCTGAACACTAATACCTTATAATGACCTCAGAATGAGGTTTTAATGTTTAAACACGTTGATATTGACCTCCCATCTCTTGAAAGAGAAACTATAGATGGGGTCCGTTATTATAAAGTGCCTGATGATGAAGAACTTCTCCGACTGGTCTCCATCACTTCGGTGACCAGTCATTTTAATAAGGAGATTTTCGTCAACTGGCGTAAAAAAGTTGGTAATGAAGAGGCAGATCGTATCACGAAGGCTGCAACAAGTCGTGGTACGGATATGCACACTCTTGTTGAGGATTACCTACATAATCGGAATTTATCCGATGTTCAACCGATTTCTGAACTTTTATTTAAGATCTCAAAATCAGACTTAAATCGTATAAATAATATTTACGCCCTTGAAGGGTCCCTATATAGTAAGCAACTAGGCATTGCTGGGACCGTTGATTGTATTGCTGAATATGACGGCGAACTAGCAATAATCGATTTTAAGACTTCTAAAAAACCAAAACCACGAGAGTGGATCGAACACTATTTTGTACAGTGCATGGCATATGGTTGTATGCTGTACGAACTGACTGGTATTTCAGTCAAAAAACTTGTAATCATCATGGCTTGTGAAAATGGAGAATGCGTTGTTTATGAAGAACGAGACAAATCAAAGTACATCAAACTACTCACCCAATACATTAGAAAGTTTGTTAGAGATAAACTGGAACTCTATGGAACAGAATAAAGAACTAGAACAGGCACTAGAAAGTAAATTTTTAACACCTTCCAAATTTGCTTTGGAAATTGAGAAAATTGTTGCCGAAGAAAATTTTAACTATATTGATGCCATCTGTCACTATTGCGAGATTAATAGTCTTGAGGTAGAATCAGTAGTGAAACTCGTGTCTAAACCTCTGAAAGAGAGGTTGAAGAATGATGCGATTAATCTAAACTTTATGAAGAAAACATCGAGAG